CATTTTAGCAAAGTCTAATTCAATCATGGGCCCTTTAAATTTCTCAAAGGCTGACTTAATTCTGTCCATAAACTCGTCATATAGATACTGGTATGGTTTCATTATATCCATTAACGACCTTGTTACGGTTGAGTTAATATTATACAATGATCCAATATACCCAGATGCCCCAGCAGAACGATTAGTAAATCTTCTGTATTGAATCTTACGAGGTCCCATTTTAAGGTAAATATCTTTACCAACTTTGGTGCCTTCCCACCATTCATTAATCCACATCCACTTAACTTCTTCTCCACGAGCTTTGTCTGGATTATAAAACTCATCTACATAACGTTTCTCTATCCTTCCAACATCATCGTATGATGTTATCTGACCAACTTTTCTCATCGACCTCCATGTGACCTTGGACACACGTATTCTTCCAAACTCATCGTATGGAGCCTCTTTTACTACTTTTGATGGAGAAGACATGTCTACCTCTATAACCTCGCTAGTAATAGGGTATGGATCTGAATTTGTGTAATTTAATGTTGCTGATCTGGCTGGTGATTTTAAATTGATAGAACCGCGCTCTATCTTATCTATATCAGTCGCTGTTAATTCTTCGTAGTAATTATCAATTATATAACCAACATTATGATACCCATCTTCCACTATAATATCAGCATCATCAATTATACTTGAGTCATTAGTTCTTACTACATATAAATTTAGTGGATTTACTCTTCTTACTACTGGCTCTCCAGAAACAATATCTACTCGATATATTTCTTCACCAGCTATTAATGCATCTTCAAATCCACTATTGAAGATATGTTTTAGCCTTAATTTATGCCAGAGATACTCTAGTATTTGAGAAGACATTCTTTCCCTTAAATCTTGGGACTCATATTTTCTCCACTTATTAATCTCCTCAAGCTTCTTTTTAGCAACATCTTCATCGAATTCCTCGGCAAAGACTACTTGACTAAGCCTGTTTACGTACTCTTCCTTTATCTGCTTCTCTTTCTCAGAGATAGCGTCCTCATTAACAACCCTACATTGGAAATCAAATCTTCTATTTGTCTCTTCTCCTATTAAAAGATTTAATCTCGGTCTCACTAATGGGTAATCTTGTATATCTCTATCCATACCAGGTATCCCAAAAGGATTTGTTATTTTGTACATCTGATTCTTGTTCACGATGCCGTTTGCTAGATCATAATTTACAATCTTATTTTCTCTAGCCGCTCTGTATGACATAAAACTGTCATCATAACTCAGAACTGTCATGTCTATGGCAGAGTCAATGCACTGCTTCATAAACGATTCTCCTTTTTTACTTATTGATCTTTTCTGGTATGGGAAGGATACTCCCCCAGATGTTCTTGATACTTCACTCATAGTTTACCAACTTGAAAAATTATTTTGCATATAGGATGGCTTTGTAGACCTGCTTCGCCCACCGCTCTTATAATACACATAACTCTTATCCCAGAAATCATGAGAGGACATCATCATAATAGGTTTTTCTTCCCTATCTACATTCTCTATAACTTCTTCTCTGAAAATCATTAGCATTATCATAGCTGAGACTCGGTCAGCATTGACATCCTTAGACCAAGATATTAACTCTTTAACAAGAGCAACACTTCTAATCTGATGCAGATTCATGACGCCATCTTCTTTTCCGTAGGCGTCTCCCAGCAACCAAGATAGAATAAGTCTTCTCCCATAAGAGTTAACTTTTTCACTCGCCACTGTACCAAACTTCTTATTACCAACAGTAGATATTCTCGCTAAGTCAACATCGTTGAGTATTTGAGGTGTCTCTGAAAGTAAATGTAAGCTTTTTTTGTTTTTAAAATGACCATACAACCCTTTTTTATTCTGCTCATAATTAGTAGTAGCATTATAAAACATTAATAGTCGTCTTAGTGTTTCGTAATATTCTTCAGCAACCTTTGTTCTTGATGTATATTCTGCCACTATTCTATCAGTGAAAGTATCAAGTATGATTGTTGATTGAAGAGAAAGAGTTGAATTATCATTGCCATCATCATCAACTGGGTCTGTTCCAGCTATGTATCTTCCATACATGATTTCGCCATGCTTATTCTTTTTTGGCATCTCATAAATCTCCACTGGCCCCTCCATAACATCCTTACTTCTTAATGGGTAAGTTCTTATTACGTGGCTAGTTGAGTTTCTGAATTCTACATCACCATCTTTTGTTATAATAAAATAACCCTTCCATGATGAATCTAATAGCTTCTCGTCATTCTCTAAATCAGATAACAATTCTTTAAGATCGTCAACTGGGAAAAAGTTCCCTGACTTCTTAAGAAACATCTCTGATGGTACTATTGGGTATGATAACAACTCTAATGTTATTGCAGATTCTGACTTAGATTTTCTACGTTTTTCCCTACGTTTATTAATAAATCTTAGCGCTGCATCTACATCAGTATTACCATTTTCGTCTTTGTATTGGTTTAAAGCATAATAAGCTGGGACGAACCAACCTATTTTACCCTTTCCTTCCCACTCATCCTCGAATGATAGAAAGTCAAATCCTTCTGGGTCTCTAAATATGATCTCAGATTCTACAATCTTCTCCATATTACCACCAGTACCTAAATATACCGATGATCCAAACTTAATTGTACCCTCTAATTGGGTAGCATTATTAGATCCAGTGACGGTGAGCACATTAGGTAGTAGCCCTACTTCTTCAATTACTGCTACTGTATAACGCCCACCAGCTGCTGCCTCTGGATTTTCCGTTGTATATATACCATGTCGTATATTTGATTCACTACCAAAATCTGTCCACCTACCATTAACCTTTTTCTGGTATTTATGCATCCATGGATTTTTCATGTTGTTGGGTTCTAGACTACCTGACATCTCCTTATATAAAGGATGTGGTATCTCTTCTTCTGTTCCCCTCATCCATGAACCTGGTATCTCATTAAAAGCCATTACGGTTTTTGCTAAGATATCTGCAGACTTTGATGATATCGCTGCCCCTACAAAGATCTCAACCTTAGCTGGATTCTCTATAGAGTCTTCATTATAAACTTTAGCACCATCAGTAATAAGCTCATGCAAAACTACTCCAGTACCAACACTGTAAGACTTACCAAAGCCCCTAGCCCCAAGCATAAATAAGTTTCTAGCCTCATTCATGTATAATGGAAGTCCTAGCGGCTTCTTAAATAAATCTCTTAAATATTTTCTTGCTGGAATAAACTCTCTTAAGCTACCATCTTCTCTGTAGCAAGTATGGTCTAACTCAGCATCTTCATCTCCTTCGAGATGTTTTTTTAATTCTAAATTACAAGAATAAACAGGGTCTTCAGAAAATCCACTAAAACCCCTAGCTTCTAACCAATTGTAAAAGAACTCCCACTCAATATCACGCAGTAGTGGTCTAATCTTTTTCTTAGGAGCTGTCTTAGCATCCCCTTCTCTTTGGTGAAGTATAGTACCAAAGTTGACGTAGAAGTATAGCTGAGGAGGCATGTACCTCCAGTTCGCTGTATTTACAGAATAAGTATTTGTATGTACATCATACACCTCTATACTCTCGTCATCTGGGGCCCAATATCCCTCTATAATCTTTTTTTTCTCAGCTCGCCACCAGCTTAGGTATTTTATGCTAGCGGGGTGTAGCGCTGGTATTGAGCCAAGAAGGAAGTTGTTCCTATTATTTATTTTTATAAAGCTATCCATTATATCTCTTTACGCTCACCAGCAGATTCACTTCTACCACCCCTTACGAGGCCTCCGCCAGATTGGTTTTCTTCTTTTTCTATTTCTAATTCAAGCTTCTTTATCAGACTGAATAACTTTTCAGTATTAGCAAACATATTATCAAGCTCTCTAGCATTTGATAGTGTATACTCTGTTGTCTCCATGAAGTCCTCTCTCTCCTCCATCTTCTTTCTTAGTCTTCTTAAAGACCTTTTAGACTTAGACATCTGGGATTCAACATAATAATCAATTAGGTATTGATATTTTTTCCACTTAAACTTATCATCACGAATTAGTTCTTCTGCTATAATTTTCTTTCTATCCCCTTCAGAGTATGTTCTTAATTTATTATCCTGATCATTCTCCTCAAGTAGGGCTATTGCCCACATCACTTTACTAGACGCCCCTTTACCCTTGCTAGTATCACTTCTGTAAAAATTAGCAAATTCACCAAGTATTTTAAATGTTGGGTTAACGTCCCAAAAAGATACATCTATGTCAAAATTTGTTACAACCCCCATTTTTTTTACATTAGCTTTGTTAAAA